ATGCAGTAGTTGAATCGAAAACTGTTGCTCCGTTAGTATTAATGTCAATCATATTAGCTGACTCCGTGTTAAACAACAACTCAAATCCATCAAAAAATGCGTTGTTACCTGTACCAGCAGATATATTACCTTGCCATACAGCTGTATTCAATGCTTTAGAGTTCTTCTCATTCAAATGTGCAATAAGAATCTCTTCAAGTGGCATATCTTCAAGCTCATTGATAGATCCTTGCGCTAACAATAGATTTCCCCATGTATCCAATAAGTCAAGGTTACAAAACTCTAAGTTCAATTTAACAGGATAAACTTGAATTTCTCGGTCTGTCAATACAGCATCTCCTGAAGCGTTAAAACCACAAGAAGATCCATCTTGCCACGTTACGTCCACATCAAACTGTTTTACTAGTTCTTTGTATTTTACACCTTCCTGAATATTTACTAGGTCTAAAGTTGATCCAGTAAATACTTGTTTTCTCAATATATCGGTTGTTTCATCATTTGTTCTGTCAGCTAATGCTGAATCATCCCAACCGAACTTCATTAATTCTCTTTTTGTCATTACTTTTTGTTTTTAGCGTTTTTAATTACTTCGTACATATCATTTGCTGTACTTACTTTTTTTGTTTCTTTTGGTTTTTGTGTTGTTTTGAATTTGCTCTTAATTGGAGCAGGAGCAGCTTTTTTTACTTGTGCAAACTCAGACTTTAAAGACTCGATTTCCTTATCTTTATACTCAATAGTTTTCGCAAACTCTGCTTTTACAGCCTCAATAGTTTTGTTAAACTTTGATTCCATTGCCTTAAATGCCTCTGCTACTTCTGACACTTTAGCCATCTCCTCTTCCTCTTCGTCTTTTTTCATTTCTTCAGGTGCTGTAACACTTGTAACAACTCCTTCAGCAACTTCAATGACTACACCGTCCATATCTCCTGTAAGCGTGTGTGTTCCCTCAGCTGGTGTAAGAACTCCTTCTACTTCAACAAATACTTCAGTACCTTCTTGAAGCTCACCATCATAAACTACGACAATGTCCTCGGTTGTAACTGCTTCAGCAAAGTTTTGCTTTGACTCCTTGAACTTTTCAAGTGTCATTTTACCCTCTTGGGATAATCCTAAACGTTTCAATAAACTCATTTTTTCTTTTTTTTGATTTTTTACTTCGATCATATTAAAGACTCCTTCGATTGAGAACCCACCTCTTTTTTTAGCTTCCTCCCATTCTTGCTTGTCTTCTATTTTGTATGAAAATATTATACTACCATCTTTTAAATCTTGTTCTTTAAAAGCATCAGGAACACTCATTCCTCGTGATGAATCTATTTGATAAGACTCGATCAAAAAGGCTGACTTAATAAGGTTTTTATCGTTGTGTTCTAGGTTTAGATTATTTGCATAACCTTTTTTAAAGTAGTCTAACATTATTTTGTCAGCTACTTTCTTTGTAAACACAACTTTAAACTCTTCATTAGTTTCTTCGTCGAATCTTGCTATAGGTTCATCAACAGCAATAAGAACACCAGTTACTATTTGCTTTTCATCATTAAAAGAAAACTTTTGTGGTCGGCTTTCTTCTTTAAATTTCATCATTGCTTTTAGATGAGCAGGAACGCTCACAATGCTATTGCAAAATACTTCGCTAGTGTCTCCGTCAATATCAAGTTCATATAACTTCATACATATTTAATAGAAACACCGTAAAATTGTGTGAAATAAAAAAGAGGGAACTACATAGCGCCCTCTTAATTTTGTATTGTATTTAGTAATATCTATTCATATTTAAGCTCGTATATTTTTTGGCAAAGAATAGCCTGTCGATAATCATTTTGAATAGATTCATTAAAAATAGTTTGATCATTATTGATATGCTTAACCCATCCTTGCTTATGCGACAAACAAATGATAGGCTTATCTTTAAAAGCGCAATGTAATGAAAATATAATATCGGACATTTTTTTAAATGAGTTAACCGCTACATCTTGTGCTCCTTCAAATGGCTTAAACGCTGTAACACCAGTACCGCAAACATCAACAGGAAAGTCGTATCTAACATCTCCTAGTATTCTATAAACTTTGTGAGGTGCTTTGTAATAGTTTTTAAATTTACCCTTCAATAACCTACCGTGAAACGTTAGCACATGGTCAGGGTATATCTTATGATTCCTCTCTAGTGTTTTTCGGTAGTTACTTGGATATAAGAAATCATCGTCTAGTGTACAATAAAGCTCTTCAGGATCAGCGTGTAATAAAAACAAAAACTTTCCGTTATCTGTTAAGTTGTCTTTGGGTATTACTACATTTATTTTATCATGCTTTAAGAAGTCAGGAGCTACACTGTATTGGTTTAAACAAACATTAATTTGGTCGAATTGATCAATTACTGTATCTATCATTCTTTTTAATGAATCTATCCTTGCTGGATAAGTAGCTATATTTGCTGTTACTTTCATATTGATATTAATGGGTTTTTAATTCTTTCTATCGGGTGCATCTTACTAACTGCATCCCCATGCTTACAAAGTGATTGTTTAGGTGTAAACATTTTAGTCTTATTCTTTAATTGCTTTGTTATCTGGTAGCCTACACCGCTACTTTTATTCGGTGTCCACCAACTTGCAGGCATTTCTTTCAATTTTATCTGCTGCAAAGTCCTTCTATTGGTTAACCCTCCGCAATCAAAAAAGCCTTTGTTTATCATGTCTTTTGGTGTTTTCCATTTCCTAGGACTAGACCAACAAGACCTTCTACTATCGTTAATCATATTTACAGTGTAGTTGTCATCTCTAAACCTACTGTGTATTTCTGCAACAGAATCAAAATCTATATTGTAGAAATCATCTGCTAAAATAATATAATTATCTGCTTTTGATTTGAGTAGGTTATGTATAACAACACTATAAGTAAGCCAAAATCCTTTTTTTCCTTGGTGTGGTAATTTTACTAGCCTATCGTCTTCAATGAAACTATCATAGTTGCTACCATCATCTATAACAACATAATCCAAACCTTTTAATTCTTTGGTTAACCTTAATAATTCTTGAGGTCTATTGTATGTTATGATAGCTATTTTAGTATCCATGCAATAACCTGATAAGCAAAATATAGAATATGCTCTACAATGAAAAAACCTACTAACGCTCTAAGAAATTCTAATTCACTTGGATTACGCTTTGACATTGTTCTTTATATTATGTATAATATCCTCTTTACTTCTTGCGCTCTTAATATCTAAAGACTTCGCTAATTGCCTTAAATCAGGCATACTCAAATCAAAAAGCTCATTGCTTTCTTCTTTTTTTGGTTGTTTGCTACTCAATAGTTTTAAAGCCTTACTTATGCAATTACCGCAATTTGTGTTTAAGGATCCTCTACCAGAATCTTTATACAATCGTTTTAAAGCCAGTTTTTCTTGACTATTCAATCTCCAAGTCTTTGTTTTCTTGTACTTGTCAATGTGTGGCTGAATCATTTCTATATCAGTCATATTTCTCATATATTAAATTTAGTGTTAAAGGTACACAAAATAAATAAAAATAAGGTATTAGTGATAAAAGTATTGATAACCAACCTATCCATATAAAAATACAAGTTATACAGTTGAATGGTTTTTGATCAATATAATTGTATCCTTGTAGGACGTTCCAATAGAGACTAAACAAGCCTAAATTAATTATTATAACTTTCGCAATTAGCAATAACATATTTTTTAAATTTTGATATTTGATATTGTATAGAGTCTCTCGATATACCTGTGGCTTCTGCTACTTTGTATTGAGTTTTATATTTTAGGTATAGTTTAAATATGCTTAACGTTTTGAACTCTCTTTTATTCTTTGGAGATAGTTCTAATTTAGATAAAGCACAATCAATCATATCTTCTTGGTATTTACCCACCTCTTTATCAATTAGTAAATTATCTATTAAGTCAAAGTTTTTTGTTTTATTGATATGGTCACGTAGCGCAATAGTATAAAATAAAGAATGTGGATGGTTTAACTTGTATTTTTTTTCAGCAATTTTCAAAGCAGTGTTCATCATCAAATCATAAGCATCTTCTTTGTTTTTTGCTATCTTCATAGCTGTAGCAATGTAGTAATTATCTGATATGATTGCATCAAAGATCGTCATTAGGTGTTTGTCTTTTTGGTTATTTGCTTCATTTTATCACTCATTTCATTTGTCTTAAATAGAAAATCAAGCATTCCCCAGTTCTCTATCTGATGCCATGTTTCTTTATAATAGTCTGATAGTGCGTGAATAGTATCTAAGTAGCTTTTAACAATTTCTTCAACTGTTGGGGGTGGTGCTTTCTTATCCTTTGTAGGCTTATAAAAGGCTTTCTGTATTTTTTTAATTTGGTCAAAAAAAAACCTTGTAACGGCATATATTCAGCAATCAAATCAGCATTTTCAAATACCTTATACCTCTCTATATAAGGGTTAAGTATTATTCTAGGGTGCTTTTCATCAAAATCATTAAATTGCATATTCTCCTCTATATAACATAAAGCCATAATCTGATGAGATTTGATGCCTTTTGCTAGCTCCTTTTGGCAAGTCATCCACCAACTAGCAGGATGATTATTTGAGATATCTCTAAACGTGTATTTTTGCCCTTTAACAGTTATTGATTGTTGCACATCTTCTTTTACTTTTACCTCGTTAAACAAGCTTGTTAACTCATAATATAACTCTAATAATGAAGAGTGCTGCGCTCTTGCTACCTCGTCTCTATGCACGTTACAAAAGTCGGCTACAAAGTTTATTTTGTTCTCCGTAGTTGGTTCTTTATCTCTTAATACTTCAGCAACTAAGTTAAGATGATTTAGCGTTAACTTTGAAGGTATTTTAATTTCCATACTTCAAATATACAAATAAATATTAAAAAACACTTCTTACCTCAATATCACTTACTCGTTTTTGTGTTCGTGTTATGTCTGTCTCGGTTACAATAACTTTTGTTTCTTGGGTGCTTTCCCCTTGTTGTTCGTTTCTATTATTGAATGATGGTAAATTATTTGAATCACCAGTGTTACCGCTTGACATATTGCTCCCTGTTGGGCTAGGTGCTGAAGTGCTACCACCCGCCCCAAGTATTCCTCTAGCTTTATTTGCTGCGGATAACACACTGGCAATTTGCGTAGCGTAAAAAGTAGGAAAAACAAATGGTGCCAATGGTCCACTAGCCACTGCAGCTTGTTGTGCAATACCTAAACCACGAACAAAGCCCATTGCTGTCTGAGCTGCAATCTCTGCAATGGCTATACCTTTCTGTACTGCTTCGCCTGCTTGCGCTACATTTGCTAGTTCTTTTATTCCGTTACCTATTGCACTAAGCATATCTATTTGAGCCGTTCTTATAGCTTCTGCTGTGTTGTTAGCTCTGTCTATTCTTTGTTGATCTATATTTTCTTCAAATTGCAAATATTCTTGTTCTATTTTTCTACGTTCTTCATCTGTTAACTCATCATTAGCTAGTAACGCATCTCTTCTAGCCCTTTCAAGCTCAAGCTCTTTATTAAGTCGCTCCTCAAAATCGAGTTCTAAAAACATTAAATCGTTTTCTAACCTTAACAACTCCTCTTCTCTTTTTGCTTGAGCTTCTGTTTTTTCTTTTTCAGAACGATTAGATTTTATCTTTTCATTTAAGGCATCCATTTCTGCTTGCTGGTTTATTTCTAACTGCTTTAATAGTTCAGTATCTTCTCCATATTTAGCCTTTAGTTGCTTTTTCTCTCTTATCTGTCTTTCTTGCAGTTGTGCAAACATTCTAACCTCTTCATCTTCTATGTTGGCTATTGATAAATCGGTAAACGCTTGTTTTAATTTTAGCAATTCAGCTTCCTTTTGCTCCTCAATATTTACAGTATCATCAGCGGTTTTATTTGACCTATCAATACTTTTTTTGTTTTGCTGAATGTCGAATATTTCTAAGTCTTGCGATGTTGTTTTAACCGTTTCCGCTAATTCTTTTCGAGTTGACATCAGCTCTCTAAGCTCCGCTTGTTGCTCTATACTGAAAGCTCCTGACATCATGCGGATTTTTATCTCTTCCATTAGAGCTTTAATTAATTCATCTGTCGCTTTTATTTGCTCTTTTGTCGAAGTAATTGTGGCTTCCATCTTTTGGCGTTCCATTTCTGTCACATCTTTTCCTGCTGCTCTTGCTTTGCGAATTTCAAAAGAATACTTTTTATCAATAGATTTTCTTTCTCGTTCCAATCCTTCTATCTTTTCCGCTATTCTTTCTCTTTCCTCTTGCCTTTCTTTTCTAATTTGCTCTGCTTTTGCATTTGCAAGCTCTCTTGCCTTCTTCGCTTCCTCACTTTCAATTATACCTAATGCTTCTAATCCTGCAATTATTCCATCTATCATGATTTTTATTGGTGCCATGATAATTTGCATAATCAAAGATTCTTCCGCAAATTTCTTAAATGATTCAGCACCACTATTTACAGCATTAGTTAGCTTATCCCAATTTTCAACTAGCAAACCAACACCTACAACAATAGCACCGATACCAGTTGCTACTAAAGCAGTTCTAAATCCTTTCATTGCTTTACTTCCTGAGCCTACGGCAATGTTTAACGCTTTTTGCGCTCCTGCATACATTGTTGTTCCTAATGCTAAAGCTTTCGTTCTAATATTCATTAGTAGTAATCTAGCCGCTTGACCTTCTTCTAATGATTTTCGAGCTTGTTCTATTCCCATAGATACTTGTTGCACGGCTTGTAACTTTACCATGGTTTGCATTAACTCCTCATTCTCTACTCCTAGCATAGCTGTAACACCAGCAAACGCTTGGTAGCCTCCTAAAACGCCTTGAGACAACTGCATTGCACCCTGTAAATTCTTACCATCGTTGGAAAGATTCGTTACTTCTGAGCGTAACTTAGCCATTCTGTCCGTTAGTTCAGCAGCTCTCTTAATTGCTTCTTGACCAACTGGGGAATCTTTACCTGCTTGAAAGGCTATTGTTTGGTAGTTTTCGATTAACCTATTCGCTTCCCCTAAACTAAACGCATTTTGATCGACAACCTTGTTAATGGACTTTAACCTATTCTCAAAATTACCTGTTCCCTTATCTGCTTCAAGTGCAGACTTTCTAAACTTTTCTAGCTGTGCTTCTGCTTGCGCTACTTTCTTAGCACTATTATTGTCGTTTATTTTTAGGTTAAATATTGCCGTTCTTTCTGCCATTATTTAAGTTTTTTGATTTCTATTACAGCGTTTAATATACCGTTAGTTAATACCCCTGCTGAATTGTATGTTTTAATTGTGAAACTTGTTGAGCTATTTCTTACTATCTCATAGTTGTTGCTATCTCTATCTAATGGATTAATAACTAATGTAGCGTTTTCAAATAAGTCATTGCTTGTTGTTACATTATACGTTCCAACTAGTCTATACGATAAACTTATTGGCATTGTGTTTTTAAATATGTTTTGCGCTACTGGATCATCTGTACCGCTCTGGTCAACTGTAGCAATAAATGTAGAGTCGTTAGGGTTAAATGGAGCCGTGCCGTCTGCAATCGTTATTATTCGCCTATTTGAGCCTTTCAATACTTTAATTAATTCACACTTTGTGCTTATCTCATTACCAACAAAACCTTCTACTAAATTAAGCCTATATAACACCCCCTCAATTTCTTTTAGTTTTGAAAAGTCTAAGTTCTTAATATCTAATTTTGAAAGATTGAAATAAGCCGTTAACACCTTAGCATCCGCACTTGTTAGCTCTTCTAAAAAAACACGCCAATAACGTTCAAATAAATTGTCTGTTGGCATGCCACCGCTTAAACTACCGTCGTAATATCTAAGTAATGGATATTTAAAATTCAAATCAAATTCAGGTGTTCCGCTAAAATCAAGTGTATGACTAAATTGTGGATAATACCAGTTTAAGCCATCAACAATAAACAAAGGATCACCACTTGGAGGAAAACCCCAAACAGCTGGGTCTGATGGGTGAATAGCACCAAATGAAGCCTGTGGTACTTCAATCAATCCATTATAAATAAATATCCTAGGAGCGTTGCCTTTATACGGCTCTACTACTCCGTTATTGGTTTGATAAATACTAGGTATTATTTGATCACTTGAATCTATTTGAACGGGTACTGATTGGCTAAACCCAACCTCCAAATCATTAATGCCACGTTGCCAAGTATTTGTTATTTCATATAAGTAATTGCCATATCTTTCACCAGTTTGGTCTTTGTATAGCTCATGGTATCTATCATCTTCATCTACCCATTTAGCATTGTAGAATTTACCTTGTATGCTATTGGGTGGCTCTATCTCTACTACTTCTGCGTAGTCAATCTTATCTGTCCAGTCCTCTCTTTGAGATGGTGCTGTTCCTCCGTAATAGTCCTTTGCTGGTATGATATTCACAACTCCATCCTCATCTACTTGGTAAGCATTAAACATTCTTAGCAATGAACGAAGGAAGTCACTGCATTTCATATCAGGAATAAATCGAGATAATACTACACTATCACCATCTTCTAAGGGCGCGTCTTCAGCTGTTAAATCAAATGTTAAATTGAATTGGTCAAATACTCCAACTTCAGGAAAAAAGAAAGGTAGCACAGATCCATCATGCTCATATATTAAAGATGCTAATACTACCACATCTATTACATCTCCTGCATTTAGCAATAAAGTATTTTCTAGGCTTATTGAAATTGTGGTAGTTCCGCTTGTTGTTACTTGTGGAAACTCAAAATTTTGTGATTCTATTAATTGACCATTTCTGCGAATAACAAAAAAACCTTTTCTATTGTTACTATCTAAAAAGTCAGAAGCATCTGAGGATATAACTGATAAGTTTATATCTCCATTTATATTGTAGGTATATGTACCCTGTGCGTTAACTAAAACACCGTTACCAAGACCTAAGTTTACATTCTCTGTTGTAATTGAAGAATTAACTTCAAAAGTATCTTGTAAATTAACGGCGTTACCAGTTCCAAATTGGCTCATTTTTTTTGTTTCAAATACAAATAACTGAGATTCAAATAACCTTGCGCTTATTTCACTAGCCGACAAACTCAATTGCTCTCCAAGCTTATTAAATAATACCATTCGCTTAAAAAGCTCATCATCATTTAATGTAAAATCATAGTCTAATTCTAAGTAGGCAAATATCTTTTCTAGTATCTCACGAAAATAAACACCAGTAACCATTTGATTTGTTCGCTGTCTTCTTGGTGTTCCTGCTGGATATTCAAAACCTAAATCGAACCACGAATAAATATAACCAAAACCATCAGGAACACCAGCTGTAAAGTTACTTGTTGCTACTCCATTCTTTATTACCGTTGCATCCCATGCTGCCCTAATAATATCTTTATCTAGCGTGTGGTCATATTCTGACCAACCTAATTCAGCTATTTTAATATTGTCTAGTCTATTGTAAATATTAGCCGTATTACTAAACAGAACGGCTTCAAAACTATATTCTCTATTTACTATTTTAGCCTTTAGGATTTGCAGTAACCCATCAAAGACAATAACTCCATTGTCATATGCCCTCGCTTCTATTCTTTGCCTTGGGTCAAAGTTAAAGGGTAAATTACTGCTTTCTATATCTGCTGCGCTAAGATTATAAAACACTTGTAGCACTCGCATATTCGATGCCGTGCCTTTTATAGTAATTGTTTTACTTGCTGAAGTTCTACGCTTGTCTGGTTGCTTCATATCCGCAACTGAAAAAGTTAAAGGAGAATCAAAAGGCTCAACATCTAACTTTAAAATCTCGGTATTTTGTAAAAATATTTCCATTAAAATAAAACTGATTTTGATTTAAACGATAGCTGTAAATCGATTACTAATTGGCTCAACTCCTCATATCTTTCCTGTGGTTCTGACTCTGACATATTCGTAACATGATAAGCTATTTTATTGTCGTTCTCATCCTCTATCCATACCAATGGAGACTCTAGCAACTCTTGGACTAGCCATACTATTTGATCCTGTTCTATCCAGTCACTCATTAAAGTAATACTGTTCTGCGATTGATTTAGAAAGTTTATATCTCTACCTCTAAATTTTGAGGATAGTATAGTGTTCTGCGTATCAGGATTAATAGTTGTTAGGTTTCTTGTTCTTTGATTTCTTGTAAAAGTTCTATTTGATGTTTTTCTTTTGTTGAATATTTGTGAGTCGATACCACCTAACTTATTGAAAAAATATACCGTTCTATCCGATATACATGGGCGGTTAATATAATAGTCTTTTTGTATTTGTGAGTTGTTTATTGCCGTTCCAATTCCAAACGCAATATACACACGATAATAAACCGCATCAGTTGTATCTATTGCCCACTCCTTTAACGATATATTTGCAATATAAACATCTTTGTCTAACGTTCCAAAAGACACGCCCTCTTGGTCTATCTGTGTTCCTGATGCGTCAAAAGTTCTAAGTGTTACACTAACTATTTGGCTCGCATTGTTGTAAAAACATAGGTAGTTCGATTTCTCTATATCTACCCAATACTTCCAATTATTCTCTATGGTTAGCCCAGACTTGCCTATTGCATTTGGAATATAGTCAGTTGAATCAAAATCAATAAAATTTATATCACTCAAAGAAGACTTCCACACATTAACAGTGTCACTTGTTGCACTTGCTTCTTCTGCTTGTGGATCTCCATATACTTCAGTTGCCACAATATAAACCTCTTTTAATGTTCCTGTAGATTCTATTCTATCTGCTGAAACACTTATATCTGTATTTATATTAGGTATTTGATATGTCGTTTTAACAAGTTCAGATGCGTTATATTTTACTACTCCGTTAGGCTTTGTAAACAGTTTGTCAACTGAAGACAAAACACCATCAATGTATAGCTCAATCTTAAACTCAAAGTTAGCCTGTAAAAATTGATCACTACTTATTAACCATTCTAACTCATTGTCTGAGGGTGTAAATGATTGGGGAGATTCTAATATTGTTACTGCCATATCTATTCAAATTCTGGTATTACTTTCTCTACTCTTCCTACTGCACTGTTCATCATTACAGTTGCTATGCCCTCATTAAAACTATTTAGGTTATTATCGTTAAAGGTATCAGTGATAAAATGAGCGCCTTCATAACCACGTTTTAAAATATTTGTTGCTACCGCCCATGAAGGTAATTGAAAGCCTTTAGCGTTCATCCATTGTTCTATGCTTTGAACCATTGCAGTAGATGGGTGTTGTTTGGTGAACTGAAAAGGAGTATCTCTTTTTACTTCTGTACCGCTTATACCCTGGTCTCTTATCTCTGCGTATTGCTCTTCACTTGTAAATACTAATTCATAACCATCCTCATCACTAACTTTAGGTTCAAAGCCTAAGCCTTGCCTTAAAGATAAAGTAGCGTTTACATTATCATTGTCTAGCTTCTCCTGCATTAAATCAATAAACAGCTGGGCTGCATCTTTTACGTATGATTCTATGGGCGTGTTAAAGCTCTGCGACTTCTTAACAGCTTCAGAATCTATGCCGTACTTTTGATTTAATATTTGTTCTAATGATTGCATATATATGTAATGCTACTTGTTTTAAATTGTTGAAGAATTTATATACTACCTATTGAGTAGTTACCTTTCCTATGTCCATTTTTTACTGCTTGGTATGCTAAGGATAAACTAATAACGCTATCATCATGCATACCACTAGGAGCACCATATCTTACTGATCTTGTTGTATTGCTGTAAATATATGTAAAAGCTTCTAGTTCACCAACTAAATAGTCAACATCTAGTATTTTAATATCTTTGTTTTCAAATGCTACAGCTAAATC